ATGATGCGCCTAATTTTTATGTTAATCAAGGAATTAATATAAATAAAACAGGGAAATGGAGTAATCAAGAATATAAATGGGAGGAAATTGAAATCATCGGTAATATTTATGAAAATCCTGAATTACTGAAATCATGAAATACATAATTGTTTTCGAAGTCGAATCAGGAATTGAAACTGATAATATAGAAGATGGTATCCGGCTTGCTAAAGATGAAGCTGATGGTATGAGTCGGGTCCTCTGGGCTAATACCAACTATAATAAATTCAAATTCAAATATGTTCGTGTTGATTACGAATTTAAAAAGAGAACTAAACAATTGAAGCTTTCAGCCAAAGACATGATGGAAGCTCTTAAAAACTCTGAATGATGAAAGCAAGAATTAAAAGAAATTGGGATTCTGATTCTGGACAGTTTGAAGAAAGAATTAGTGAATTGGATAAAGAAATTCAGCAAATAAAAAAACAAATTACTCTAATATGTGAAATGCTTAAAGTACATAATAAAGAAATTGAAGTTCTTAAAAACTCTGAATAATGAAAGCTGTAATCAAAGAAGTCAAATTCAATAAAAAAGTTAACAGCAAGTATGGAGACTTATTTTCCTATCTCGTTAAATATAACGGGAAGGAAGCTATTTATAGGTCGAAATCAGATGATCAGAAAAAATTCATTCCGGGCCAGGAAGCTGAATTTACTGAAGTACCTCAGACATATACTGATAATGAAGGTATGACGCATGATTATTTAGTCATCAAACCTCTGAACCAGTACAAACAATCTAATTACGGTAAAGCTTTAAAGAAAGAACAAACTCGTTATTCCGGTTTTGCAGTTTCATATAGCAAGGATCTTGTCGTTGCAGGTAAATTAGAATTGGAGGATTTGAATGCTCATGCCTGGACTTTATTTGAATTAATGGTCGAAATGGATAAAAGTCTGGAATCATGAAAAGAGAAATCAAATTCAAAATATGGGATAAAATAACCAAACGTTGGTTGAATGCTAATGAATATGCACGTATAAGAATTAATCCCATTCAAGATAAATACGGAAATGGATTCAATTTATATGATTCATTCAATTTAGTAGATGATATTGAAATTGTAGAATATACTGGTCTTAAAGATAAAAATGGCAAAGAGATTTATGAAGGGGATATTGTAAAAGTTCCTGCTGGCTGGGGCGATGGTTTATTATATAATTCATTTATTGGTGAAATTCAATATGATGCGCCTAATTTTTATGTTAATCAAGGAATTAATATAAATAAAACAGGGAAATGGAGTAATCAAGAATATAAATGGGAGGAAATTGAAATCATCGGTAATATTTATGAAAATCCTGAATTACTTGAATCATGATCATTTTGAATATAGAACAACAAAGTGAAGCCTGGTTTGATGCTCGATGCGGAAGAGTGACCGGGACCAGATTTGCTTCTTTGATGGCCGGAGAGAATACAAAGACTCATAAAGACCTCATTACAAATATTGCCTGTGAGATCATTACAGGTAAGATGGGTGAGACATACGTGAACGCATTAATGGAGCATGGTATCGAAACGGAACCGGAGGCCAGGAAGGAATATGAATCAATCTTTGATATCAAAGTTAAAACTGCGGGTTTTATAATACCTGATGAGGGACATAAATATCATGAATGGATAGGGATTTCTCCGGATGGTCTTTTACCCGAAAAGGGGATTTTAGAAATAAAATGTCCCCTGGCTCGCACTCATCTTGAATATATCGAAGATGGTAAACTACCAGCAGATTATCGTTATCAAGTTCAGGGGCAACTCTTTGTTTCAGGTTTTAAATACTGCGATTTCATGAGCTATGTAGAGAATATGAAGCCTTTTATTACAAGGGTTAAACCTGAACCTATTCTATTTAAAGAATTTGAAAAAAGGATCAATGCTTTGATTGCAAAGGTCAACAATAAATTATTGATTTATGACGAATATGATTATTATAATTAGATGAAAACATTCTACTTACTTAAACCAACAATACTTGAAAGTTACCGATCATTGAAAGACGGAACTCTGAAGTTAAGTTTTGAGACCGGGGAATTATCCCCACAGGAAATGGCAGATATACATTTTTCATTAAACAAGGTCGGTTATCTCGCTTATGCTCCGGATCCTTTTGCAACACATGAAATGGAGGAAATTGACAAACTCAAAGTGGAATTTGATGATACAGGCAAATCTCCTTCGCAAAGATTGAGGGCTGTGCTTTTTCTTTTATGGAAACAGAATCCGGAAGGCTATGAAATATCAGAAGATTATTATAGAGCTAAAATGGAAAAACTGATTAATCATTTCAAAAATAAATTAGAATAATGAAACCACAAATTAAATTAGGACAAAGAATAAAAGACAAAACTACTGGACTTATAGGTATTGCAGCAGGAAAATGTGAATACAGCAATGGTTGGATTCAATTTCTATTAATTCCTCTTCCTCCATTGGATAAAGATGGGAATGAAAGAAAGGAAAAATGGATAGATGATGGTCAACTTGAAATTGTTGATAACGGCATTCTTGTTGAATCAGAAAAACCGACAGGAGATTAATCATTTCAAAAATAAACTGGAACAATGAGTAGTAAAGAACAATATAAAGATGCTTTAAAAAGGCAAAAACAAATAATTATAGAATTGAGCATAAAAAATAAGGATTTGCAGGATGCTTTAACAAGAGCAACTAAACAAATAATTATAGAATTGAGCATAAAAAATAAGGATTTACAGGATGCTTTAACAAGAGCAACTAAACAAATTCTTGATTTTCGTAGAGCAAATATAAAAGTGAAAACAAAGAAATGGTGGCAATTCTGGAAATAAACTAAAATCATGAAATATAAATGTCCTTACTGCGGGGAAATATTAAATGAAGAGGAAGCCGAATCGGTAGCTGATTGTGGCTGTCCTTCATGTGGTAGATTTTTTGATGTAGACGATTATGTTATTGATTACAAAATTGATGCCGATTACAGGGATATAATCAAAAAGCACAATGATTTGGTAAATGATAATGGGGAATGAAAATATTAATTGCTTGCGAAGAAAGCCAAGTTGTCTGTAAGGCCTTCAGAGAAAAAGGACATAAGGCTTATTCATGTGATATACTTGATTGCAGTGGTGGTCATCCTGAATGGCATATACAAAAAGACGCAATAAAAACATTATATTCTCAAAAATGGGATTTAGTTATAGCCCATCCTCCATGTACCAGACTTGCAAATTCCGGAGTTAGGTGGTTAAGAGAACGTAATCTATGGAATGAATTGGATTTGGCAGTAAGATTCTTTTATGAATTTATTGAGTATGGAAAAAATAATAATAGAATTGCTATTGAAAATCCTATACCACACAAATTTGCATTATTACCAAAATATACTCAAATTATTCAGCCTTGGCAATTTGGACATCCTGAGACTAAAGCAACTTGTCTATGGCTTTATAATCTTCCTAAACTTATACCAACAAATATAGTTGACGGCAAAGAGGGGCGAATATGGAAGATGCCTCCAAGTCCAGAAAGATCAAAATTAAGATCAGTTACTTATAGCGGAATTGCAAAAGCAATGGCAACCCAATGGTCATTTTGATATATAGTAAATAATGCGTATGTTGCAGTATGAAAAAATATCATATACAACCAGGAGACAAATATGGCAGAACAATGGGGGTGAAGATATGACTAAGCATTGCAGGATATATATGAAGCATTTCGACTATGGCGAACAGGATGTCATTTTATGTGAGGCTTGTAGTCGTAAAGCTGTGGATATTCATCACATCAATGGCAGGGGAAAGGATAAGGATGTCATCGAAAACCTTATGGCTCTTTGTCGCAGATGTCACGATATGGCTCATGAAGAGAAAATAAGTAAAGGCGGATTACAATATATCCACAATAATTTTTTAGCTGGAAGACGTAAACCATTTTTGAAATGATGGAAAATTACGAATTACATATTGAAGCACATCCGAAACGAAATTATATCAATGGGCAATTCATTAAAGGACATAAACCATTCAATAAAGGTTTACCGCAGAAAGAATGGATGGATAGCAGGAAGCGAAGGAGAGTTCTTAAATACCTTGAAATAGGCAGACAACTTGGCAATGCTAAATATATGCACAAATTTAATAGTAAACAAGTAGTATCCATTGATAATAATGGAAAATTAAAAGCTTTTAAAAATTCACGATATGCGGAAGAATACTATAAGGCTAAAAAGATAAAAATTAACAGGCGCAATATCAGTGCTGTTTGCCATCAAAAAATGACTAAAAATAATAGGAATGGTAAATATTATCCTCGATATAAGGCTGGAGGTTTTCGTTGGTTTTTCGCTGATGATATTGATAAATATAAATATCTGGTTATATGAACAAGGATAGAGAATTGCACAGATTGCGTTTTGAAAATTTGAAGTTGCGCCTGGAAATTGAACAGCTTGTTTTCCGGCCGTTCAGCCATGCTTCTGAAATAATCAGAGACAAATATCGAAAGAAGAAAACTATCAGGGATGAGGTTGAATTAATGATGAAGAATTAATGATTACTCTGCTCAATATTGATTGTATGGAATATATGAAGAATGTACCTGATAAATATTTTGATTTGGCTATTGTTGATCCGCCTTATGGGATAAGTGAAGAAGGAGGACGTAATTTAGCAGATAGACCAACGGCAAAATGGAAAAATCCACATAGTAAAATATACAAATCTTTTGATGATGATAATATTCCTGATAAAAAATATTTTAATGAATTATTCAGAATAAGTAAAAATCAGATTATTTGGGGGGGTAATCATTTTACAGAGTTTTTAAACCCAAGTAATGGATGGGTAATATGGAATAAAGAAGTTGATATAAAGGAATATCTATCAATGGCTGAATTGGCATGGACTTCGTTTGATAGGAAAATAAATATGTTTAATTATTTATGGGCAGGATTTAAAAAGAAACATCAAATTGAAAGATTTCATCCAACACAAAAACCTATTGATTTATATAAATGGCTCTTAAAGAATTATGCTAAACCTGAATTTAAAATTATAGATACTCATGGAGGATCTATGTCATCGGTTATTGCCTGTTATGAATTTGGTATAGCAGAAATGATTTGCTGTGAGATTGATAAAGATTATTATGAGGCGGGAGTTAAAAGATTTGAGAATCATAAAGCTCAATTAAAACTACAATATGAGTAATCTCGTCATCATAGACCATTTAAATTATTTTAAAATGTTTGTCAATTCAAAATATAATTGTATATTTGTACTCAATAAAAAGCGTCATGATGATAATTAATTGTAATTACAACTTTAAAAATAACCCCTTCGGGGATAAATACCATGTATGGTTTCGCATGACGCTTCCTGCATGGTTTTTTATTTGCTGAAGGGGTTTGTTATTATGAAAAAATTAGATAAAAAGAAAATATCACAAGTCACAATTAAAGATGATTTGAATGCAAGAAAGGCAGCCTTTGATTTAGGCAAAACTGCTTATAAGGCTGGCAAAATTACTTTTGACTTTGTATTTGAAATGGGAATTAAATATTTGGAATGTATATTACAAATTGGGAGTGGATATTTAAGAATTAATAAAGGTAAAACTGGGCCGAAAGTTACTGGCACCGCGGTGCCTGTAATTACCTCAAAGCAAGAATATATTGAAGAAGTTGGATTAAGTGATTCATATATAAGAAAATTGGCTTATTTAAGTGATCCTTTATTTGCTAATGAATTTGAAAATTATAAACAGGAATGTTTTGATAAAAAAGAACTTCCTGGTTATAAGGAATTTTTAAATAGAATAAAAAAGTTAAATAAAAAAGAAGATACTAGAGACTTTATCCCATTCATTTATAATATCTGGAATACACAAAAAGGAAATGAGACAGAACATTTTGGCAGTTTCCCTAAAATCTTCATGGATAATCTTATCTATTTTCATACACAACCAGGAAATTTAATTTTTGATCCATTTGCAGGAGATGGAACTACTATTGATTCCTGTAAGGATTTCAACCGAAAATATTATTGTACAGATAAAATAGTAAAATCAGGAAGGGAAAAAGACATTTATGAACATGATATAACTAAGGGATTCCCTGAAGATTTACCAAAAACAGATTTGATTTTTCTTGATCCACCATATTGGATTTTAGCTAAAAAGGAATATTCAGAAGATGAAACAGACTTGGGTAATATGACAAAAGATCAATTTTATCAAACAATGAAAATGATAATTGATGAAGCAAAAAAACATAAAATTAAACGCATAGCTTATTTAATCAGACCAATATGGGAAACAGGGAAGGATAAATGGGAATGGATTGATCCTATGTTTGATTTATATGATTTAGTTTTTGATAAATATAAAATTGAAACAAGATATGTAATTCCTTATTCAACACAGCAATATTCAGCCTTATGGGTTGAAAGAGCAAAAAATAAAAAACAATGTCTTATACTTAATAGAGAATTAACTATTTTTAAATTAAAATGAATACTTATATTCCACCTTCTTTAATACATGATAAATATAGTACTTGGCATCGTGATAGATTACAGGAAATAAGTTTAAAATATAAAAGTTTATATATGACTGATATTGATAAATTAATTTATAAACCAGAAATTGAAGGATATAGATTATGGATAGAACATGATTATAAAAGACCAATTGCAGCTATGGATTTAAAATGGGATTTTATGAATGATATTCCAACAAATGGTGAAAAAATGATTTATAATTGGCTTGAAAATAAGGGATTGCCTTGTTATATTATTTATATAAATGAAGAATTTACAAAATTTGAAATTAAACGAAAAGAACAATCAATGATATTTACTGAAATTGAATATGCAGAATGGTTATTATCATTAAGATTTTATAATTATCAAGGAATATGAAGGATCCCGCAGTGCTTTTTTATTTTCAAGATTTTTTGGTAGGTACAGAGTTTATGACTGATGAAGAGACAGGTAAGTATATCAGGATTCTTTGTCATCAGGCCGATAAGGAGACATTAAGCTTAACACAACTTGAAAGAATATGTAAGGGGAAAGTACCAACTGCTATAATGGAAAAGTTAACAAAGAATGGAGATGGAAAATATTACCAAAAAAGGATGCAGGAGGAAAGGGAGAAGCGGATTAATTATAGCGAAAGCAGGAGAATAAACAGGAGTAAAAAGAATATTAAGATATGTAAAACACATGATAAACGTATGGAAAATGAAAATGAAAATATAAATAAAGATATAAATAATAAGAAGGGAGAAGAATTATTAAGGAAGAGGGAAGATGAATTTATAAAATCAGTATTGGAATTTAAAGATCAATATCCATCGAAAATGTTAAATGCTTTTATTCTTTATTGGACTGAAAAAAATAGAAGTAACACTAAGATGCGATTTGAACTTGAAAAAACATTTGAAATAAGTAAGCGATTGGCAACCTGGGCAAGCAGGGATAAAGAATTCAATAAAATAGAGGGACCTAAGACTTATGATGAAATGTTAAAAATGGCAGAAACTAATCCTGATATATGGAAACAATATAAATCAGTTAAACAAGAGAGTGAACGCAAAGCAGTATTTTATCCTATTAACACCTGAAATGTTTGGATTATGAAAAGAGAACAGATAATCGAGGTACTTGAGAAATATGATATAGATGAATATCATTGGAAACTGGAAATTGCTGATGAAATTCTTGCCTTGCCATTGGATGTGCCAAATGATGAAGAAAGAGAGGAAAAAATTGATGAAAAATATTTCACAATAGATTATCTGCATGATTATAAAGAGGGTTTTAATGATTGTTTTAAATGGCTTAAATCAGAAATAATTAAACGAAATAAATAAAATGAAAGAATATCCAGATGAAAGCGATTTAGAGAAAATAAAGAATTGGGACACAATACATGATCCTTTTGGGCTTGTGAAATTTATTGAATCTATTTGCTGGTGCGATGCTGTCAGGATAAGGGGTAAAAGAGTATGGCAGGTAGAATTTCATACATGGGGATGGTCAGGAAATGAAGATATTATCTACGCACTCCGGGAAAATCAAATGTTCTTTGCTATCTACTGGTTAAAAACTACACGTGAAGGGCATTACTATTTTAAAGTTCGTAAACTAAAATAAATGAAATGAATTATGGAAACAAGTTATAAAATTGAAAAAGGAATACCATATCCGGCATTAAGAAGATCATCTCGCCGATTCCCTTTACATTTAATGGATATAAATGATTCATTTAGTGTTGAAGTTGGTAAAGAGGAAGGAACTGCTAAAAATATTATTGGTAAAATCCATTCTGCAATAAGATATGGAAAATCAGTAAATAAAATTGATAAAAACTGGAATTATTCTATAAGAAATATTGATAATAAATATATTAGATGTTGGAGAATCAAATAAAATGAATTATGAAAGACGCAATACTTGAAATATTTAAAAAATGGTCAGATGGACAAGATGATACTAAGAGATTTACTGATGGATTAAGGCATAATGATGCAGCTAAAGAGATAGCTTCAATGGTGCAGAAATATCATGAATGGATTTTTTCTACTGATTGTAAATTCATATTTTTTCATGATCATGAATGGATTTTTTCTACTGATTGTAAATTCATATTTTTTCATGATGGATGGTGGGTAACTATCGTAGAAGCAAAAGAAAGTGATGAATCAAAATCACATGATGAACTTTTCCACTATTGGTATGATGAAATTTATAAAAAAGAACGGAAATGATGAATGCAAATGAACGTTATTTAAAAATCACTAAACTTTTGAAGAAGTTTGAAAATGGAGAAAAGCTCTATAAAGAATCCCCCATGTTTTATCAATGTATTCAAATGATGATTGAGGGAGTTGATGTTTATGAGATACTTGAACAAATTATACAAGCGTATGAATGGACTCAAAAGGCAGTTGCAAGGCACCTCGTTTGAGGATTATATGCATCGTGATATAAGACCATTTTTAATTAAAGAATAAATGAAATGATACTAAGATTATTAATTATCGGAATCGTACTCGCAGTTATAATATTTATAGTTGCAAGGCATCTCGGCAGAGTTTTATTATATGCCGATTACGAAAAGGAATACAGGGAGCTTGTTGAGCAATTGGATAAGCCAATAACAGCCAAACGAGCTAAATGGATCAGAGATAAATTCCAGGCGTTGTATTGTTATCGTTGCAGGGACAATGAACGATTGGATGTATTGTACCGGGAGTTTATCCGCAAGTACAGGGATATGGCGTTAGTGGCATGAAAAACTTAAAAATCAAAAAAGATGTATCCACCAACAGATATAGCACTTAAAGTTAGAGATAGATATTTATTATCAGCTAACATGCCAGGGAAAATTGTTATAGATAAGATTGATATTAATCGAAATCTAATGAGGAAAATAAGCTTTGGAGAGAAGGTTAATTTTATATCCAAAAAAATATATGATGAGATAGGTGTCCATCCTTTTAATAATACGAAATATAGGGGAAGGGATCATGTTGTATCACGTCAATTACTAATGTATTTTTTACATAATTATACAAAAATAAGTGATAATAAAATAGCGGGATTATTAGGGAAGGATCATGCAACTATTAATCATGCATTGAAAACAATTGAGAATTTAAAAGATACAGATAAGGAATTTGCTGAACAAGTTTCAAGAATTGATGAGATTGTAAAAAAGAAAATACAGGTGTGAGAACTGGCCTGTGGCAGGATTATTTTGAGATTAAGTGTACTGGTAAGCTGCGTGAGGCCAGCGGCACCTGAAAAAATACGATAATATTTATAAAAAATAGATAGTCATGGAAAGAAGACAATTGATTGATTTAATTAATAAATATGCTGGTTATGCTCAAAGTCAATTAATAAGAGAAAAACTTGCTGATGCCATTCTTGCTGAGTTAAATGAACATAAGGAAAAGGAATTTTGTACTTGTATAAATAAACCTGATGTTTATATTGAATCCCTTGAACCTCCAATTGCAAGATGTAGTCAGTGTGGTAAAATATATAAAAACTCAAAAGACTAATCACTAATAATTATGGATACAATAGGACGTTACGCAAAAATTACTGAACTTTTGGCAAAGTTCAAAAACGGAGAAGAACTCTATAAGAAATCACCCCTGTTTAATCAAGCAATTCAAATGATGGTTGAAGGATTAGACGTTTATCAGGTATTAGAGGAAATAATACTTGCAAATGAAAGAACTCAAAAGGCGTTTAATGATTATGTTCTTCGTGATACACGACCAATATATTTTAATATAAAATAATCATGGAAAAGCAAATAGTTTATGTACAGGTAGAGATTAAGTCTCAAGAGGATTTACCGAAAGGCACTGGAACTTATTTTGTATTTGTAAAAGATGATAATGAAATACAGCAATGGACTTATAATAAGGGTTCTGATACTGATGATAGTATTGATTGGCTTGAAAATATTGACTGGTATCTCCAGCTAGTTGAAATGCCGACATATGAAAAGCTAAAGACTTATGCTGATAATTATTCACTCCATGCCGGAAAAAGTAGGATGGCTGCTTATCAGGGATTTTTAGCTGGATTTGATTGGCTCAAAAACAAACTCACTAATAAATAAAATCATGGATATAAGAGAAAAAATTAAACAACAGTTAAATCATTTGAGAAATTATGAGGATTTAAAACAATATATAACCAATATACTATATTATGCTCATATTGAAGCAAAAGCCATGAGTTCAATACAGTTTGATAAATGGGTAGAAGAAATGATTGAAGGAATTGATGGATATTTTAAATCCATAAAAGCACAGCAACCGAGTGATGAAAGATTCTATTCTGATAAATTTGAACAATCAACTTAATTACAAGTAAAAAGTAAATAGATAAAGACAATGGGAGAAGCAATAACAATTATAAAAATAGAAATTCTTAAACAGGAAAAGAGAACGTTATTACAGATAGATATTTGGTTTGAAGAACAGAAAAAAGGAGGCCGAATATTTATTGAGACAGGAGAATTTTTTAGATTCATAAATAATTCCCCCCCAAAAAAGAGACACTAAAAAGAAAGATAATGAACAATGAATATTAACTTAAAATAGAAATCATGGAACCGATTAAATTTAAAGAACAAAATGTAATTTATGCTGAAAACCAGCCAGAATATTTACCACTTCCATCCCTTAAAGTTAAAAGTGAAAAGGGAGAGGTTATTTCATGTTGGCGATTATCTATCATTGAAAGGTTGCGGTTATTATTTACTGGAAAATTATGGGTATGTTTATTAAGTTTCAATAAGCCACTAACACCTTCGTTTTTTACGACAAAGAAATCTGAGTTAATAACCCCCACTAAAGAGACACTAAAATAGAAAGATAATGAACAATGAATGTTAACTTAAAATAAAGACAATGGGAGAAGCAATAACAATTATAAAAATAGAAATTCTTAAACAGGAACTTGCGGAATGGGGTTATACTATGATTGTTGTTGACGTAATTTATAAAACACATGACGGGGAATTATATGAAGACAAATCAGAATGGCATCAATTTAAGGATAATAAACTTATAAGAATATAATTAAAACTGCAAAATGATGAAAACAAATGGTAATGATCCGGCAAATCCAATAGATGTTTTTGATAATGAATAATTCTTAAAATTATGAATAATGAAAAAGCCATTTAAGAAAAAGGAAGAAAAAATTATGAATTTGCTTATAAAAGCACATAATAAATTCTTGGAACTCGAAAGAACGCATCCATCTGAATTACAAGAATGGATTTCGGGAATACATCAGTCACAAAATACCTTGATACAGAGAATATTGAGAAGAGATTATCCTCAATATTTTACAAAAAATAAATAATCATAGGATTACTTTCAAATTGTTACCTACCAGGGATAATAAACAAAAAGAATAATCATGAAAAAATTAATCATTTGTATATTACTAACTATAATTCCTTCCCTTTGTATTGCGCCTGTTATTTCAGCAAGTGAAGCAGAGCAATCCAGAAAAGAGTTATTTATAGAGTTTCTACGACAACGATACAATAGAGAGCTTGATCGTTTTGCTCGTGATCTGGGATACCGAGAATCAAGCAATAACTGGAAAACAATGAACAGTATCAACTGTATGGGAGAGTATCAATTTGCTTATCCGACATTAAAACGGTTAGGTTATTCGCATATCACTCCAAAGAGCTTTTTAAAGAATCCCGGGATATTC